ATGTTGCTGAAGAAAGTGGTCCCCGCAATCCTGTTGTTATCCCTCTGCGGCCAGGCGCTGGCGGCACAAATCATTACCGTCAGCCGCTTTGAGATTGGCAAGGAGAAGTGGCCCTTCAATCGTGAAGAGGTGATGCTGACCTGCGAGAAAGATGGGGCGCTGTTTGCCATCAACCCCAGCACCCTGATGCAATATCCGCTGAACGACATCGCAGACCAGCTGTTTAAGAACAAACAGGTGAAAGCGCAGCCAATCAGCGTGATTCAGAGCGAAGATAAAGCGCATCCGGGCCAGATGATGAGTCTGCAGCCGATCATCGAGCGCACCCAGGCACTGTGCGGTAAATAGGCCCATCGGGTGCGGCAGCCAGCTGCGCCTGATCTTTTTTGCCGTTGCGATCACAAACTGGTCCGGTTTATGGCCTCTTGCCCTCCGCTTACTGGCATTTCCCCCGCGCTGATCTAACCTTAAATGGCAAGGCGTCACCGCCTTCATAAATGCCAACTTTTAGCGCACGGCTCCCTGAGAGCCATTTCCCTGGACCGAATATAGGAATCGTATTCGGTCTTTTTTTAGCTGGTATTTAACAACAATAACTTATCTCTTTATCAATGAGTTATTTCCCATCCTGTTACCTTCTGTTCTACTCTGCTGGACTCTTTGCCGCCATTTTTCTTCGTTATAAACGCCAGCGAATTGAAGCGAATTGCATCTTCAGGATAATCAGGCGCGAAGTGCGCATAACGCATCGTTACCCTGATGTCGGAATGCCTGAGAATACATTGCAGCACGATCATCTTTCCCCCGGCCATTATTAAGTGACTGGCAAAGCTATGGCGCAGTACATGGCTTATCTGGCCTTCGGGCAATTCAATACCGGCCAGGCGAATGTCACGATAAAACTGGTCGTTCTCATCCGTGCCGCCGATGATACTGGACGTAGTTTAGGCTTCGTCGGCACCTTCAGCCACGCGCACGACGACAGTCACGGGTTTGACTGGTCGGCAATGGCCTGCAGCGCGGCGGCGAGGTTACCTTTTTTACCTGTTTTATCGGCCGCGTTCTGCATATGGGTGATAAGCACCGGTGTATGGAGTGGGAAGGTTGTCGCATCCGCATCCTGCGCGGCGCAGACCATGCCTGCGAGAGCGGTTGATACGGTTGTAATGATGCACGTGACATTGTTGACCTCGACAACGCGGACACCGTGATAATAATCGGACATCTGATGCACTCCGTTTTGAGCGTGTTCTCAGGGTGTCAGGTCAGGCGGGGCCATGCATGCGGTTGCACTTTGCTGGCATGCGAACAGGCAACTAACGGGTAATGATCGGTTTATCTTCCTGTGGCACTATAAAACAGCCAGTGTCATAAACGAGGGATTGAGAATGCGCTCAGGAACAGCCACAAGAGAGGAACACGGACGCTACTACACATTTGAATCAAGATTGCCTGATGGCGTTTTTTTTGAGATTCGCCCCGGTCATTTGCCAGCAAATGCAAAGCCCGTAACAGATGAAAGCAGCGGTATGTGTATCGGTTACACGGTGGCGCAGGCTCCGGGCTTATGGCAGATTTATGATGTGCAGGGACATTTTGTCAGGCTGGAAGAAGCGCCGCTTGAAACACCATTGATTGATCCCACTGATATTGCATTATTTGCGTTTGGTGTTTTCCGTATTCTTCGCACTGGTCGAGTTTTGTTTGAGTCAGGCGCGCGCACGGCTATTACAGCCAGAATCAGTCAAGGGACCATATCTCTTTTGCGAGGGCGGCTTAAAATCGGGTTGCATGCGCGCAACCTGAAAATGACCGAAACAGCAGCAAGACATATGCTTGAATCCAGTCGGTATGTACCTTTGCAGATTCAGGAAAGAGCTATTCGTTTTGGTAAGCGAATGCCAGACCCTCGTGAAGGAAAAGGAATGTTCCGATACGAAACGGATATTTATAAACTGCGCTACGATAAGCAGCGAAGGGACTATGTTAATCAGAAATACAAACTTGAAATAATAGTCAGAGAATCAGATTGGACAATATCTCATTTTAAATATTTTTATTAGCTGGTAAGGAAATTGCGATGTTTGATATCAGGAATGAAGAGTTTACATTCACAATCGCTCCCTTTGAACGCGTAGTAGATAACGAAGCCGATCCTGTTAACCATCACTGGGACTGGATACAGTCCTGGGTGGAGTTTTCAGTAAGCGGCCTGAAAGTGGCCTTTAAGACGGAGTTCACCGTTGGAGAACTGAAAATGCTGAAAAAAGAATTCTCAGCTTTTCATCAGGCGCTTATTAATCAGAAAAAGATCAAGTCGTTTAACTATCAGAGCGATATTCATCAACTGGATATGATACTGACCAATGAAAGAAGTATCGATGGCGTAACTGTTGATTTTATTCTTCGCCCGGAACCACATGCCGACAGCGTCCAGGTTAAAGGCAGCTTTGGCCTTGATGAAAGCTATTTCCCAGGCATTCTGAATCGACTTGATGAAATGATTCAGTGGCAGAATTAAACATTCTGCCATTGTAATTTTTAACAGAAAACTTCAGTCGGAAAGCGAATTTTCCTTCATGCTTTTTTGGCCAGCTGATATCTGGCGCATTTGGGACATCAGCGGCCTGCACCGCCTTAATGTATTTCATCTACGACGTTAGCGGGGCTTTATGTATATCTGTGATAATGCACAGCAGCAGCTACGTCTGCCATCCCTGGGTGATGCCATTGGCCTTACTCACGCGTGCCAACTTTTCGCTGGTTGCAGCGTCAGACAGTGACTGTTGCTGCGCATGGCTGTCAGTTACCCACTTATCAAGCGTGGTTGCCGGCGCCTGCGATGTGGTGTCTGCGGGATAGTCACCAGGCGCCATAGTCTTCACTGACGAGCTGTCGGTGCGGTTGCCGGACAGCTCAACCACCATTGCGCCATTGATATATGACTCAAAGCTGATGGCTGTCAGCTTTACCCGCGGTTCCCACTTCAGGATCGCCAGATAGCAGGCCGACATAATCTGCAGGCGCAGCGCCTCGTTTTGCGGTTGGTCAATCAGGGCGGTTAAAAGTGAACCATACTGGCGACGCATCACCATGGAACCGACAGGAGTCAGCAGAATGTCACGCACTGACTGCCGGATATGATCGAGATCTGTCAGCGCGCCGCCGGTTTCCCGGTTCATGCCGGTATATTTTGCGGCCGTCATACTGGTGCCCCCGTCTTGCCGCCGCTGTCGCCCGGATGGATATGCGTATGCAGGACTTTACCGTTTGAGGAAAGGTTGCCGCCGGTATGCGTCACGTCGCCTTTCATCGTGCCGCCCTTAGTGACTTCCAGCTGCGCAGTTTTGAGCAGCGTTGTGCATTCCACTTCTGGCGAGTCGAACAGGATTTTTACCGCTGCTTTGATGGTTGCCGTCTGTATGCCGGTTGTGGTCAGCGCGCCGTTTCCGGCTCGTACTCGATTACCGCGCCGTGAGGAAATGACCAGTGCAGTGCATCGGCCGAGGCTGACGGAGCCGGGTTGTCATCAGAGAAAATCCCCGGCAGCACAAAGCTGGTATCAAGTTCGCCGCCGAGACACAGATTAAGCTCCTGCTCACCTACTGACAGCGCATTCCATGAACGGGTTTTACCCGCGCGGGCGCTCAGCCAGTGCAGCCAGCCGGTTGTGTTTTTTCCCGTATCGACACGGCACTGCCCGCCATCAAGGTTGACGGCCGACACGGTTCCGATGCGGATCAGGTTGCGCAGCAGGCGCTTGATTTCGAAGAGTTGTTCATTCATAGCCATTAATATGACTATGAATCATTGAAAAAAGTATGTATGAATGTTTACTGAAGGATAGACAAACAGTCTAAAAAGTTAACTGTAATTAAAAGAGTTATGGATAAGATTTATTTTATTTTCTTTATGTTATATGCCCTTGGACCTTTAGCACCTTTTTTAATTATGAAAGTCACTAAAGTACCTGGAAAAAGAAGTGAACTCTCAGCAATATCTTCATAGAAAAAGAAAACGTCTTTACCTTTTTTTCGAGTTATAAAACCAAAGCCTTTGAAGTGATCAAAGGTTTTTACAACTCCTGAATGCTCCTCTTCAGTAATCATTCCCATAACTCCTTCTTGCTGGGTAGGTTCTTGAAATTAGCTCTGATTCTTTTTCGCCATAAAGAAGATGATATGGGATTGTTTCTTGATAAAATACCAAGCTTATATAAAGTCTTATTTATATTACTGACTTCACCAGCACTGTATTGTAGTTTGTTTTTTATGGTTAGGAGACTTTTGCACTCCATAATCAATTTTGACGCCATTTTCTGATCATATAGAGGTAATACAACAGAAAGTCTGGCTCTAAGAGAGTCATGACTTGGCTGGCCTAATCTTTTAAGTTTTGCAACAAGGCCCGATGATTTATTCCATAGTTCATGAAATTCTTGACTATAGGGATCTGACTTATGCTTTTGTTCACAAGTTTTTACAAGAATTCTTATGTATCGACGCTCGTCCCGAGTTGTTTTAGGTTCCGAATGTCCTACCCACAAGCCTGTGACCTGAAAACCATTCTTGATATTCTTATTGTTCTCGATGCTGGTTTTTTTATTGTTATGTTTTAGATTATATTTTTTAAACAAACCCACTACTTTTTTTATGATTTCTCCAACCTGGTGCTCGCTTAATTGTACAGGTGAGGATAATGTCACGTCATCGAGTAACCTAGTATAGGTCACACCCATTTTTCTAAAATAAGAAACTAGGCTGTACTCGCTATTGAAAAAAACTAGATTTGCAAGATATGAAGAAGTGCATGCACCCTGAGGCAGTTTGCCTTTATGAGTTGTCAACTTAGTTAAGACATCGCATACTGGATCTGGAAACTTGAAGAAGTACTTATAAATGTCATGTACTTTCGGAGTCTTAATATTGTCATAAAAAGACTTAATGTCTAGACCTATCAAATGGCTTGGTTTTGACTTCGAATGTAAGCGAGCATTTTCTACGTAATCACGCTTAATAATTTCATCTTTGATTCCACCCTGAAGATAGATAGGGTATTTAACTTTCTCAAAAATTCTAGAATTGATTTTTTTCTGCAATCTTTTTAAGAGGGGCTTAGGTTCATAAACCGTCCTATCTTTTCCCTTCTTAGTGCAGACAGTAAATTCATGATATGAAGCATCACTTTTTATTGATAACTCAATGAGAAGACTCTCTCTTATACCGAGAGTTTTAGCGAGAGCATTAACAGATGATATTGCTTTGTGAGGGTAATAAGGCTTGTCCATAAGAATTTCGTGTCGTAAATGAGTTAGGAGTAAATTAAATGATTAACCATGCATGAAGAAATTTCATAACCGCAGTTAAAAAATTAACCAAAGCGATTGAAGCCACTAACGCAGTCATCAAATTGCTTTTATTGTTTCCGTCGACTTGCTCATGAGCATTACTTGATTCTGTTTTAGGTAATGTCATACCCTTTTTAAAACCAAATGTCATATTAAGTTTAAGTTTGAAATTAAATTTCATCTTTGATATCTCTGTTTAGGACACAAAATTGTGCCGCCAGACCAGAGGTCAAATAAGGTAAATTATGTCGACTTAAACACTCCTAACTCCGTACGCCAGACAATAGTCGGATAAATTAGCTGCATAACATGCTGCAAAACGCATATTGCACGAAACGCACTAATGATACCCGTGAGGCCGGTCATGATCCCGAGGGATCGCCAAAAGGCATCGTTACCTTATTAAATGACATTTGTAAAAGAGCGGCAACAGGCGCGATACACCTGAATAATGTTGCTTTTTGATAATAGACAACTTTAGTCATCAGAAGCAACATTTTTTTTCACTTTACTGATAAATTTAACTTAAGTGAGAAACGATAATTTCAGCAATTAAATGCTTGTCAGCCTTATTCACGCCTAAAAGCGGGCGTTCGCTATATGGAACTTCTTTAGCACCACGTAACGGCCTGTTACGCAGCCCGTGATGATGCACGCGGGCCATGCGCTGCACGTTACCTGCAAACTCGACCACGGCTTCATTCGGGCTGGCCTGCGTCTTCATGTATTTAGCGGTGCGCAGCTTTGCGAACATTTCGCGCTTTACCCTGCTTTTTTTTTGCGCACCGGCTGCGTTTTGCGGGGCTTAAACGGGGTGCCGTCCGGTGCCTGCTGGCGCCTGATGTTCTGCTGCTGACTCGCGCGCAGCTTGCGGCCAATGGTTCGCGCCATTTCTTTGCGTGCCGGGGCAGACAGGCTGCTGATAAGCGCCTCAAGCCTGTCATTTACCAGCTGCAGCTCGCTCATGACTGCCACTCGCTGACCAGCTCGCCGTGAACATAAAGCTGCACCGGCCGCGCGTCATTCTCCGGCAGCGGGTTCTCGCCGATGTGCGTCACGTGCAGCCCGTCGTCGGCCTGCTTCACGATCATGCGCTCGCTCAGCTGCAGCTCGATACTGATATCGCTGGCCGTGTCGCTGATAACGTCTACCTGGAAGGTAAAGCCCGTCCGGCGCTTTTTCCTCGGTTGCCATGATGTCGGGTTCATTTGTACGCAGCCATGCCAGCAGCGGCACGATCAGCAGGTCGATGTTACCGGCGTAATCGGTGATAACCATATTTAGCCGGTACTGGTATTCAAACGACAGCGAGCTGGCAAGCGTCGAGACAATGCGCCCGCTGTCGATAAACACGTTCAACGCGTCAGGGTTTCGCTGCAGCTCCGGTACGCTGTCTGTCAGCGCCTGGCGCAGTTGTTGGGGTTTCAGCATCGTGTGTTGTTCCTGACAGTCTTTGATGATTTCAACCTGCAGCCCGCAGGCAGCGAGTGCGGCCTCAAGCTGGCGATTGTCAGCCGCCGCGCAGCCGTTACAGGCTATTGCACCGTAGTAGCACGCCGTGGCATTTCCTTTGACGATCCAACGCCGGTCATGGATAAGCGTGACATTCTGGGTTATGCCGAGTGCATCGGTAACGGGCGCTGACTTGGGCCGTCTGTTAGCTTTGGCGGGCTGGCTAAGAGCCTTCGGTTGGCCGTGCATCACAGCTCGCCGATATACGCAAAACGCATCATTCTGGCCTCTACGTTTATTCCGCACCCGATGATGAGTCAGCAGGTTTGCGCTGGATTATCTGGTTTTTGGTAATGCCTTTACCGAGCTGCGCCGCAACAGCCTGGGTAAAAGCCGCTACGCCTTAAAACCACCCCGGCCAAATTCACCCGCAGGGGCGATAAGGATGGCGTTTACTGCTTTATAAATGACTGGAAAGAACCCAACGAATTATCGGCGGCAGCGTGTTTCACCTGCTGGAGCCGGATATTGATCAGGAGCTTTACGGCCTGCCGGAATACCTCAGCGCCACTGATACGCCTGGCTGAATGAGGCGGCGACGCTGTTACGCCGCAAATGATGGGTATGACTTCGACAACACTGTCAGCTTCGGGGATGCGGCAGAAGCCCGGATCAATCTTCGGTACAAATTCCCCAAAATTGACCCAGATCAACCTACCTCGCGAGATGCTCCGGGCGCGTCGTCGCGTTTACGCGTCGTATAAAAAGGCAGTCGTAACCTGACGGGGTCATATTAAATCAGGATAGGTTATGTTCTTGAAAAAAATTATTCCGTGTCTGATTGTCGCATTGGGCAGTGTCTCAATGTCAGGTTGCGTTATGGCCGAACCGGGTCACTATGGTCCGGCGTCTGGCTGGCATCATCACCATCATTCTGCGCAGAGCTGGAATGAGTATGGCCCGGCGTCCCCTGTCAATGATGCTTCACAGCACATGGGGCCACCGCCTGCACCGGACAGCGCTTCTCAGCATATGGGACCACCGCCGGCACCGGGCAGTGCCGCTCAGCATATGGGACCACCTTCAGATGGTGGCATCCATCGCTGGCAGCCTTAATCTGCCATCCATTCTCATCCGGCGACAGGGGCATTTTATTGCCCCTTTTTTCACTGTTTAAATCAAGCCACACGATTTTCACTGTTAACATTGCCCTTGCCGGGCAGATAGTTGTTTCCCGCTTTATCCTGTTTCGCCTTCGTAAAGTGTCACTTTATTAATTCCCCCCTGAAAGCCGACCCCGCTCGCAAAAGTAAAAACAACGTCGCCAGTCTCGCATCTGAAGCTTATCCGTCATCTTGTCATCATCTCCGTTTGGCTTATTCTGAATGCCCAATCAAATGGAGGAACGTTTATGAAAGCAGCAATTGCTACCAGTGAACATCAGGTTGAAGTGGTTGAGAAGACGCTGCGTCCTCTCAAAACCGGTGAAGCCCGGCTCAGGATGGAATGCTGCGGCGTATGCCACACCGATTTACACGTGAAGAACGGTGATTTCGGTGATAAGACCGGCGTCACCCTGGGTCATGAAGGGATCGGGATCGTGGAAGAGGTTGCACCCGACGTCACCTCGCTGAAGCCGGGCGACCGCGCCAGCGTGGCGTGGTTCTTTAAGGGCTGCGGGCACTGCGAATATTGCAACTCCGGAAATGAAACGCTCTGCCGGGAAGTCGTTAATGCCGGTTACACGGTGGATGGCGGCATGGCGGAAGAGTGCATCGTGGTAGCCGACTACTCGGTCAAAGTGCCAGAAGGTCTAGATCCCTACGCTGCCAGCAGCGTGACCTGTGCCGGGGTCACTACTTATAAAGCGGTGAAGGTCTCGGAGATAAAACCAGGTCAGTGGCTGGCTATCTATGGCCTGGGCGGACTGGGCAATCTCGCACTGCAGTATGCAAAAAACGTCTTTAACGCGAAGGTTATTGCGGTTGACGTCAGTGACGGGCAGCTGGCTCTGGCGAAAGAGATGGGTGCCGATCTGGTGGTTAACTCGGCCAGCGAAGACGCGGCACGCATTATTCAGGAGAAGACGGGTGGAGCGCATGCGGCTGTGGTCACGGCCGTAGCTAAAGCAGCCTTTAACTCGGCGGTGGATGCCGTCAGGGCAGGCGGACGGGTCGTCGCCGTCGGGCTGCCACCGGAAGCGATGAGCCTGAATATCCCGCGTCTGGTCCTCGACGGAATTCAGGTGGTGGGCTCCCTGGTCGGCACGCGTAACGATCTGGCAGAAGCCTTCCAGTTTGCCGCAGAAGGCAAGGTGGTGCCGAAAGTGACAAAAAGGAAAATTGGCGAGGTCAATGCTATCTTCGATGAGATGATTCAGGGAAAAATTCGCGGCAGGATGGTGATCGATTTCAGCGGTCAGACGACGGACTGAATCTCCTGGTTAAAAGCAGATGCCCGCAAATTGCGGGCTTTTTTGTGCCTGATCGTTCAGGTGCGCCATCCCTGACGCGCTGAAGATCATTACGCACTAGCATTAATAAGCCATCCTTTATGTTTCATGATGTGATTTTCGCTTGCACTTTACCGGTAACATTCTAGTTTAAAGGTGGCAGTCTGATTACACACATCTTAAGGAGGGTTATTTATGGCTAAGCATCATTTCTTCAAATCCCTTGAAATTGCAGCGATTGTACTGTTTGTCCTGATACTGGCATATCTGGCGGTGACGGGTCTGATGTCATCAACGGGCATGGATCACGCCTGGCCTTATCCCACTAAGTAACTGAGTGCAGCACCAGGGAAATCAACAAAACATAAATATAACAACCCTTTTGCCCGCTGACGGCGAGGCTTTTGAAGTAAAACAGCACATCAATGAGACGTCCGGACCAGGGTCTGTCTGCCAGATCCGGCGAAAGGCGTGATATCGCATAGGCGCCCTGTAAGCGTTTATTTCCTGCCGCTGAAAACTAAAAACCCCGCCATCGCGAGGTTCCGGAGCATCTACACCAGACTGACCGAAAGGAGCGTCAGCTCTTCAGTATCCAGAGACAGACTCTTTTTAGTCTCAAACATAAAGGCCTCCAGCGCCTCTTCAACGTTATCGCCCTCGATAAAGGCGTGCGTAGTGACATGGTTTTCGCCTTCAGGCTTAATCACGTAGGAGACAAACCATTTTTTCTTTTCCATCATCGTTATCCTCTTCTGAAGTGTGAAGCCGCATTCCGGCATTTTCCGGCTTTCCGCCGGATGGCAGCAGAAACGGCACAATGTCTGTCTGACAAAAGCTAGTCCAGCGGGGCAGGATGCAGCAGATCGATCACATCATCGATTTCATTGCTGGCCGCGTGACGATCGAGGGCAACGGCATAGTATCGTCCTTTGCAGTAGTGCTTCGTGACCGCCACGCGATGACCGGTGTGACTGTCGGCCTCTCCGCCACCCAGGGTCTGCAGGTGGGGCGGGATCACCAGTTCACTTTCAAGTTGTTCTGCGTCAACGATCACCGCGCCACCGTCACTCGACAACAGCAGATGCTGAATGCTCAT